CTGCTAGACGTAAAGGAGTATCAGCAATAATATGTGCTGTTTCTTTTCTATCTGTATTCAATGTTGCCATGTTACTAAGAGCTTCTGGATAACCAGGAGCTGCTATTAAGTTAAATTGACGTTGTTCTTCACGAATATCTGTATTTGAATTAATTACAGATTTCAATGCGGCTACTACTACTTGACGCTGTGCTTTTCTACCCAAAAACGGTGAACCATCAGTTTTATTACCTGGTTTGTTAACCCATCTATCTGGATAGTAATCAGTTACTGCATCACTTGAAAAACGTGCATTGCCTGTAGGATATTTGGCCGCTGATATTGCATCTTTACTATATTCCTTAACTCCATAACCACTTCGTCGTGTATTAAACAACAAAGCACCACGTGGAAATAATGCTGGATTTGGTGCATCTGGATCTAGGAAACTATCAAGTAACATATCATCAATGTCACTTGCTGTGCCTGCGCCAGTACCTGATACGGTTGCGCCTGCTTCTGTTTGCCATCTTGCATCAGCAAATGAAATACCATTTCCTGATACTTGATCTGAATTATCAATTGCAACCCAGGCATCAGTTTGATACCTAGAAATCTTTGGATAATTTTCCAAATCTGAAGTATCAACCCACAAATCACCATTTACAAGAGCAGTTTTATCTGACTGCAATGTTGGTGCAGCTGCGGCAAATATTGGACCTTTTGGATCAGTGTTTACTAGATTATATCCTCTAAAGTCAGCGGATACTGTTCTATAACCTTTCCAAGTAGTTCCATCATTAACCATAATATCTGCAACTAATGTACTATCATACCATAAACGACCAGTTGCTGGGTTAGTTGTTGGTTCTGTTGCTTTTGCTTCATATGTAAGCTCTTGCCAGTTTGTACCAATTAAATCAGCACTTGGTAATGTATAAACATTAAGTAATGCATTGGTAATACCAGCGTCTACTAATGGGCCGTGCGGCGCTCCTGATGTATCACGTAATACTAAATCACCACCTTTGGCGTGTGTAATACTTACTACGCCACTTGCTTCTACTTTGGCAGTTACATCTGTAATACTTGCGGCGCTAACTGCGGCAACAAAATCTGTTGCAGTTGTGCCACCTAAAGCAACAGTTATGCTATTAATTGTAAATGTTTCAGCATTTGTAAAAGTTGGTGTTGTATCCGAACCAGTAATTATAGTTGCACCTGATGATACTCTTCGATATGTTTTTAATGTTAGTGCTTCTACTTCATCAACATCATGATCTGCAATCAACTGACCTACTGCAATAGTTCTTGCATCTGTTTTACCTAAATCTGCTGTTGCCCCTACTAATGTGTCATATGTATAAATTATTGAATCAACCCATGTTGTAGAAGTTGATGAATATGATTTAAATTTTAAATCAGTAGCATTTGTTCCTGCTTTATCTAACTTCATCCATGTACTACCTGTTGGACGTGAAGTTGTTGCAGATGTTTCCCATGATGGAATAAGTGTATATGAACTTGATTGTGTTGTTGGACTTGCATAAGTGCCAGCAGTTAAACCTAATGTTGCTAATGGCGTGCCCGCGGTTTCCGAAATTGCTAGTTTACCGTCAACAACTGTACCATTACTTGCGGCTGAACCAATAGCATAAAGTTCAATCTTATTGTCAACTAGAGCACAACTTATACCTGTTTTACCTGCTGTAGATCCATCAAATGTTGCATTAATTGAAGCAACTACTTGAACGGCTGTCTGGTTGTTTACAGCAGTTACCTGAGCATTAATAGTAATACTAGCGGTGCCCACTATAGCTATTGGATTTGTTACTGTGCCTGTTATTGTAGGATGACTAGATGCCCATGTGGCATCTTTAACTGCGCCTGCGTGTGCGGCTGTGGTTGCTGTGCCGTCGCCGGCTAGCTTCCATATATTACTTCTATTTTTGTAATATACTGCGTTACTTGTTGTTGTTGTAACTACAGCATAATCACCAACTGAGCCAAATGAAGCAACTGGTACATTACTACTGTGTTCAGAAGCTTTTGTTACCAATTTTGGTGCTTTACTTGTAAATGCTTGGGTTGTTGCATTCCATTCATGAATGCCCCATTTTGTATTTGTAAGATCTAACCAATATGTTCCTGCTACAGGTGTACCAGATGGTGCTGTCGCTGACGCGGACATTTCAGACAAATCTACGTCTGCTCTTACAACATATGCTCTGTTAGCTAAACCTAAGTATGAATATGCAGCTTGCAAACCATACTCGTTTAATTCGTAGCCATGTAACATGGTACCCGATGTACTTTTATAAAAAGTAGGAGTACCAAATGTATTGACTAATTCTCTTTGTGAAGTGATAAGATACGTTTTGTCTACATTTGCGGTAGTTGTTCCTGCAGCTGTGCCAGTGCCAGAACCTTGTGTTTTATCTTTTGCCGTCGCAACAAATATTAAGGGAACTGTTCCTGGGTCTGAAGAAACATACGCTGACTCATTCGTTACTGTAACTTCAACGCCTGGAGATACTAAAGCCATAATTTTTTCCTCGTATGTCTTAAATTTTAATTAAAATTTATACATCCTTTTCGATGTATCTTGATACTCGTATTTATTTGATCTTAGTAAAATACGCGTCGATACAAACTCACAAAGGGTATAGGAAAGGGTTCCATGAAATAAATACCATTATGAAACATGCTGAAAGACCACTCTGTCGCTGTGGTATGCGACCAGTTGCAGTAAATTATTATAAAAAAGGTGTGGCACACTACAGAACACAGTGTGATAAATGCATACGACAAGATAAAAAACTAGAAACAACACCACATACAGAATGGAAGGCAAGTGGATATATCAAAAAAACTCAATGTGAAATGTGTGGATTTAAAGCACAACATCTTATACAATTAGATGTATACCATCAAGATGGAAATAGAAAAAATAATAACTGGAAAAATTTAAGAACAGTTTGTGCCAATTGCCACAGAATGTTATATATTACAGGAAAAGGATGGAGACAAGGAGACTTAATACCAGATTTTTAAAAGGTAAATATTATTATGACGAGCGGATCAAATTACTTTATGCACCCATTACAGTCGAATTTACAATGTCGTCTTAAATGGTCTCACAGCACTGTATTTTTAACTACCAACACTACTGCAAGTTGCCACAGAGTTAAACAAGACGTAATACCAGATAACTTCGACTTTCACAACACTGAAGAAAAAGTGCTTGCTAGACAAAAAATGCTCAAAGATGTATGGCCGGGCAACGGCTGTGAACATTGTAAGGTTATAGAAGATGCTGGAGGCACAAGTGACAGAATATTGCACTCAACTTGGCCACATGCTCCAGAATCTGCAAAAGAATTAAGGGATTATCCTGCTCAAACCAGTAATCTTACCCCTACTGAATTAGAAATATTTTTTAGTTCTAATTGCCAAATGTCTTGTACATATTGTGGACAACATTTTAGCACTACATGGGAAGCTGAAAATAAAAAATTTGGACATATAGATGAATATCTATATGGATTTGCAACAGATTTAGATCCAAGAAATTTTAAATCTGATTATACAGGCAATGTTTTAAAATTAAAAGAAAAATTATTTATTTGGTTAGATAAAAATATACAACATCTAAGAGAATTATATATTTTAGGAGGAGAACCTTTTACACAACCTGAAACTTTTGAATTATTAGATTTCTTATCTACTAAAAAATGTCCAGAATTACAATTAAGTATTAATAGTAATCTTTCATTAGAACCAAAAAAAGTAAAAAATACAATAGACAAATTACAAGCTCTACATGATAATGGCAATTTAGGAAAATATAAACTTATTGCTAGTTTAGACTGCTGGGGTAAGGAAGCAGAATATGTTAGATCTGGATTAAATCTCGAATATTTTGAAAACAATTTAAATTATTTTATTAATAATACTAATATGAGTCCAAGTATTAACATGTGTTGGATGCCATTAACAACTTTTACTATGGGAGATCTTATAGATAAAATGAATACATGGCAAGAACAAATTCTTAAAGAAAATAAAACTAATGATAATTTTAGGATATTAAACGTTTCAATGATGCAGGCGGCCGGTCGACCATGCATACACCCTGCTATATTTGGTCCACAAATTCTTGATTGGGGTTATACTGATGCTATCAATAGATTAGAAACATTTAATCAACCGACATCAATAAGAACTAAAGAATATTGGGAAGGCATTGCTAAAAGTATTAGAGCATCCATTCCGGATAAAGAATTACAAAAACAACTACACAGCTATCTTTCTGAATTAGACAGACGCCGCGGTACGGACTATCCGGCACTTTTTCCAGTAGTTTATGACGCTATACATTCAGATTCTTAACTGCTTCTTCTAAATCCTCTAAAGTTCCATCATTAACAATCACGTGATCTTCAGTGCAGCCTGCCCATGAAGATTCACTAGCATGAATTTCAGGATATATTCGTGGTAACATTGGATTATATTGTGCTTCATCTCGGCAAGCATTATCCTCAACAGCAGTATCCCACCACGGTGGATCTTCACCGCGTTTAACTCTAACAATCTTACCTTCTAATCGTTGAATTAAATCTATCTCATTGGGAAATCTACAATCAGTTATAATAACATTTTCCTTGATGTCTAATAGTTTTTTCTCAAAACTTAATAACCAGATACCATCATGAAATTGATTACGCCATAGATCTGTACCTACGATTTGTAATGCTATTCGAGGAGTAAAATTAGGTCTATTTAATTTCTCAGACCACCATGTATCAACAGTTTCACGCCATGCTCTGCTATCATGTGTGCTACCCTCAAGTAATTCTCTATCCCAACCAAATACACAAGCACAGGTATCTTTTAGAGAGTCCGCAAAACTGCCTTTAATCCAGTTATCATAATGTGAAATAAAGTAATCAGCCGCAGTATCTTTACCACAGCCTTTGAGGCCAACAAGTCCTATAATCATTTCATTATTGTAGCACAATTAACCACAAATTGCAAGTAAATCTGCTTTATTTTTATAAATTTTATCTGGTGGAACTTGATATCCTAATGCTTGTAATTTATATGCTATATTTGTATAAATCCAAGAATCTTCTTCTATACTAATACCTTTAGTCCAACGATTTACTACATATTCAGACAAGACTGGCCGTGACTTAAATAAATTATCTAAAGTATAAAATGATTCATCATCTATATCTTCTGTTTTAATAATCGTATTTGTTTCAAAAGACACTTCTATTTGTCCACCAAAATACATATATCCACCAGGCCCTATAGCATAACTTCGCAAATCATCAAAATAATCACCATGGCCATTAGTGCTTTGATGGTGTCTATGAAAATATTCGGCATTTTGCTGTAAATCATCACACATAACTTGTGTTATATGTACGCAATGACCTAACTGTTGTCTATTAAGATGTATTGATCCCCCAAGAGCAGATAATATTTGATTACGTATAGCATGTAATTGGATAATAGAACTACCATGCGTTAATACTATTTTCCATTTATCATTACGTGGATATCTATCATCATCATGTAATCTACGAGTTAAATCAGCAATAATTTCATCAGCATATTTGTGATATAATACTGTACTAAAATACGTATTTTTATCAACAGGTAAAAATTCATGATACCAATATATATCTGCAAAATAATGTTCTAAAAATTCATGTCCCCATCCATCTAATTTATGTACTTTTTCATTATAATATTTTACTTCAAATTGTTCAGGGAATTTTGTAATTAAGTTATGTGCTAATTGATTTCCTTTATGCCCACTGGCATACGCAATAACATAGAACTTCAATGGAGATTGAGTCATAGTAATATTTAAGTAGAGGAATATATTAACCGATAATAAATGACATTGGCACACCACCATCTTCGAAATTATTAAGTTGTATTATTAAATCTGCCATCATTTGCTGTCCTTCTGCTTTCAATTCAGCACCATTCATTGTAGTGCCGCCTTGTGGACCAGCAATTGTAGCAAATTTACCACGAGATTCGCCAAGTATTTCTTTATTCATAGCAAGTGTATAATCTTCCATCCATTTTTTAGTCATATGATGTTGTAAGATATTTTCATCTGGTTTTTGATTATACATCCACATCAAAACATCTTCACCTTGATCACTATCTATTTTACGCACAATAGTTAGTTTTTTAGTAACTGGATCAAATCTAAAATTAATAAAACCACCAAACATTCTTGCAGCTGTTTCTTGATAACCACTAAACATTTCATATGTCGCTAAACCACCAACAGTGCCCGCTTTAAGCATATACATATTCATATAACCTGCTTCAAATGGTTCAAAATTTGAAGCGCCGCCACCTGTTGTGCTACCAATTGTTCTACGAAAAATTTGTCTTACGTCCAAAACATTAGGATCTAAAAAATAATCTTGTCTATTTTTCTCAAGTTTTAAGAAGCCGTAGGATTCTTCTACAGAGTTTGAACTTAATTGACGATACTTATTAATAGCATTTTCTAAACCTACTTCTAAATGCTCATTATCTAGTTCAACATCAACAATTTGAGCACCAAGACGCAACCTAACGTTGTCAAACATCGCAGTTTTTAATTTAGTTAATTCTTTACTTGCCATATATGTATTTATTAAAATACCTTCAGCAATATAACATCGCTATTAACTCTCCCATTCAACTTAATACCTGTAGTAGTTAAATTACCTAAAAATTTACGCAATACTATTTTACCAGCACCAGCAAATTCTTTAAGTGATTCCTCGGGTTTACGTAAAGTTTTCTGCATACTAAGATTAGTGTCAAATCCAGTAATACTAGTTCCTTTAATTCCCAACTCACCAGCACTAAATCCATTTGTAGCAACATACTTGCCAATTTTGCGTGTTTTAATATTAAACACCCATAACTCATGAGCACCTATAATATTTTTAGGATCAATTGATACTAATTTATATCTGTCATCATTTACTTTATATTTTAATTTAGCAATTTGCTTTTCTTTTGATGGTGCTTGTTTAACTCTAATTTTACGATTTGCTTTTTGTTTGTTGGAATGATGTAAGGCATCTTCTATAAGCATATTATAAAACTCTAATATACGTTTTATCTCCGCTTTTTTATACGGATATGCTTCTACCAATTGCTCATACTCGTCATCTTTTTCCACAGGGTTGAGCAAGGTATTAAAATCTGTTACTTCTTGCTGATACATAGCAGGTATTAATGCCGCCGCCTTGCCGGTAATCTCACCTATTAGCAAAGCGTTTGACATCTTGAAATCACTTTTAAATTTATTTTGAAAAAAG